AGGAGCTGTTTTAGCTTGAGGTTCAGCCACTTCAGCAAACTGTTTAGGTTCAGCAGTAGGCATTGCATCTACTAAATCATTAGCAGAAGTATCCATACCTTCACCACTTAAAGTTACTTCAAGTTTAGTTTTAAGTTCTTCATAAGTTTTGAAGTTAGAACGATCTAAAAATTCTGATAGTTTATATTGTTTATTAACAACTTCAAGAATCTTTTCATCTGATTCAGCTACTGGTGATGGTTCAACAAATACAGACTGATCATAGTTAGGATAACCTTCAACTCTTCTCATTCTTAATTTAAAGTCAGTGCCTTCCCATAGATCAAATACATTCACTGGTTTCTCATCTTCAAATGTAGGTCTTGCCTTATCCATAATCTTATCAAAGATCTTTTTACCATATCTGAATAGCATAACTTTGCCTTCATTTTCTGGATGTTTAGGATCCGACACAACTAATATGTTTGAATAGAAGTGTAAGCGACGTTTTTGTTTACGTGCAATTTCTTTGTTTGCTTCAGAACCTGAATTCCATAACTTAGAGTTTAATTCACCAACTGGGTCATTTTCTCCAAGTGTAGTTAAAGAGTTCTCAATATACCAACGACCTGTAGGACCTTGAAATCCATGAGAGAATACTTTTACCCATGGTAGTTCATCATCAGGATGCTTAGGTAAGAATCTAATTGTTGCTGATGCATTACCAGCTTTATCAGCTTCTGGTTTCCAGATGCGTTCATCAACATATGATTTTGTAGTTGCTTGGGGGTTTGCGATTGTATCGAATGCGGAAGAGATCTTACCGAAATCGTTATTGCGGGTACTTCTTAGTGTATTAATATCCATCGTATTTTTCCTTAATATTTACGTAGTATGTTTAATGTATGTACTGCACTTTATTTATATAACGATACATTAGCGTTATTATAATTCTGTAATAAATTCATTAATAGTTTTCTCAAGTTTTTCTCTATCATACTTAACAAAACCTTTAAGCTTTTTAATCCTTCTTATATCTTCTTCTAATATTAAAGCTGTTGGTTCTGCTTCCCATTTAGTAATCATTGGTATGAAATCATTTAATATACATATTGATTCCATGCTTATTAATTTACCAAGATATAGTTTAATTATATACGGATATGTATTTAAAGTAAAATTAATTATTTGATCTAATGATAAATTATTCTTTTCTGATTCTAATTGTAATAAGTTAAGATCATCTTTAAATGTTTTTGTAAGACTTTGTTTACGTTTAGTCCACTGAATATAATACTCTTCAGCTTCTTCCATTCCATAAACAATATTATCATTGCCGTATGCTATATTAGCAACAAGAAACTGAATTATTTCTTGATCAGTTCTATATTTACGAGCTAACTTTTCAAATAAAAATTTATCATTCCGAGCATCAAATGCCTGATACGAACCTTTAACGTTACCTCTATTCTCAAATACATTAAACTTGTCTTTAGTGAAATGTAGCTTTAATGCCACATAATATCTAAAAGCTTTGAATCCTGTCATATATCCAACTTAGCAACTTTAGGTAAGTAGTTTTCATCCCTCATATTAACAGCTATCTTTTGTTTAAGATTCTTATTAACCATAGAACTAATATCTTCTGGGTCAATAAAATTTTCTTTACAGTATTCTAGTACTGCTTCCATATGTGTTATCTTACGAGATGATACTATTTCATCAATATAAATGGCAAACTCTTGAGTATTTTTAAACATTTTACCTTGCATTATTATCCTTTAAGTAATGTAAATAACTACCGACTATGTATTTTCTATTTGTTGATACTAAACCAGCATGCGGATACATCCATAGTGGTGGGAATACTAAACATGCTCCTTGTTTTCTAGGACTGGTTAATCCTAATTGGGGAAATTCTGTTCCGCCATCTGCGTAATCATCTGAATCATTTAAGTAAATAAAAAACGCTAAAAATCTAATGGCAGAATTATAATCATTTACATCAGTATGATAATCAAACTTACCTTCATTTGGTTCATACCTTTTTATTCTAAATTCTTCAAAACTATATTTTTCTGGCCACTGTAGGGGTACATGAATATGACAATCAGATTTATACTGTTCTAATAACTCTTGAAATTTAATACTAAGTATTGAATTAAATTCAGACCAATCATCTTTGTGTTGTATTAGATTAATTTGATTGAAGTTCATTAGATCATCATTATATATTTCATGTTGATCTTCTTTACTGTCAAATAACGATATCATTCTTTCACATGTATCTTTATCTAAAACATTATCATAAACCTTTAAGTATCTTTGCAACTATATCATTCCTAAATAATATTTGGCTACTTTAAGATCAGCATTAATCTTTTGCCAAACCTTATATTTGTCTTTGTAACATTTCCATACTGGAGTGTTTTGATTATTAATAGAAGCATTTAACTTTTCATCAAACACTTCTAGATATTCTTCAAAGAATACATCTAATTCATTTTTACTTTTAATTAATTCAGAAATAATTTTTTCAAGTGATTCTTTATCTCTTCTTATATACGAAGTAGATATACTGTCAATTATACTCATTGTACCTCCTGAGCAAATCTTTCTTTTAAAAACTTCATTACTTGATGTTGTCTAGTAAAAATAAAATCTTCATTTAGATCTACATCAGTAATAATAAAACCATTCTTAACACGTTTAATTAAAAATTCATTCATAATATAATACTCCTATTTTTTTGTTGCTTTTGCTTTCTTTTCCTTTTCAGGCTTAAAATCTAATAATATCTTGTTGCTTTTTGCATCCATTACTGCAAACCTTTTCTTAAGACGCTTTTGAATTTCTTCTGCATCATACCACATTTCAATACCTTGTTTAACTTGTTTCAATTCTTCTTTAGATAAGAATCCGTCGTAACAATCATCAAGTAATTTTTCAACTTGAGTTACCGTAAAGTCGGTTTGTGCTTTTACTGTTTGTGTACTACCTATACTACCAAATGATGCTGTATGAATCATCATATAAGCTGTATCAAATACATGCACTGAATGACAATACATTGCAATGATAGAGGCAGCACTATGACAAGCACCCATGATATGACCAGTAATTTCTGCTTTACATATTTGCATAGCATTAATAATAGCTGTGGCTGAATCTAAATTACCACCATTACAATTAATATAGAAATGAATTCTATCATGTGCTGGTACGTTAATAAGTAAAGAAATAACATTACGATAACGATGAGGTTCATCAATATCCATATCTAAAAATACTTCGTGGGTTATTAATGAAGACTGAACTGGATTAATATGCACATTATTTGTTAAATTACCTATCAAATTTGTTGCTTGATCCATTTCTTCGTCTACTCTAGTTTTATTATTCACATTGTCTCCAATTTATAAAATATATGTTTTCCTATCTGTACAGTTTTTGATGCAAACTTCCATTTAGGGTTAACGTAATTTGCATGATAATACATTGCACCATGTGTTATATCTTCTATTTCATCATAGTGCATAAAAGCATATAGTGCAATCTTTCTTATATTATCAAACATCTTTTTTTCTTTCTTGCTATACGAATACAATGTTGCTTTGTTTCTTAACTTAGCACTACACCACCAAGTAAACTGACAGGTCTTTCTGTTTCTTTCTCTAACAATTTTACATAGATTTGTTGGATATAATTCACTTTTAGATCTGTTTAATGTAACTAATGCAACAGCTAACTTACCTGTATCTGACTCACCTTTAGCTTCAAAAAATATATTTTGTGCTAAACACTCAATTTCAGCTCTTTGTTCTTCTGTTATAGAAGCATAAGACATTATTTTAAGTTTCTTATATTCTGGTACATAATTTGATTTAACATTAACTACTGTTGTTAAACTACAAATAATTACCAATAATGTTCCAAGTATTAATCTCATTCGTTGGTACTCCTTTGATTACTTGTTTATACTACTATTATATACTAATACTCTTTTAAAGTACACATGTATTTTAGTCAAAACGCAACTTAACTAACTTTTCTATAAAGTCTTTACGTTTTCTTTTAAAGATTTGTGGCTGTTCACTATCTACACCAATTAATATAACTATATTAGGTATTTTAATATTAAACAATTCTTCAAACATAATTGAATATGCTGTAGCCTGAATAAAATAGTTTTCAATCTTATTTTCATCTTTCAATCTTGCAGATGTTTTAAAGTCAATGACAGATAATTCACCTTCATATTCACCAATACAGTCTACTGTACCAGCCAATTTAAGCTTATCTGAATACATCATCTTTTCAAGTGCATGTATGTTATCAATCTTATCAACAAAAGGCCGCATACTGTTCCACATCTCTAAATCAAATATGTCAATATGATAATCTTCATTAAGTAAAAATGATTCACAATAACTATGGATTTGAGTTCCACGTTGAGAAGCTCTAGAAGATACTCTATTTGCTTCTGCTTCACCTACACGTTTCTTCCAAGCTTCGATAGATTTTTGACTCATCTTACCGGTAATAGAAGTCACTGATGGATATCTATCTCCATTAGGTGTTTCATATAATCTACCTGAATCAGAATCAATACGGGTTAATGATGGGAATTCATGATCTATAAATGTTTTCATAATATTATTATACACTGATTACTGTTTAAAGTACACTGTTATGTTAATTAATTGCTTCTATTGTCGATACAAAATTATCATCAGGTGTAACAATAATAACAGGTAGTTCATAATCATATGAAGGAGTTGGTTCTATCATAGCCTCCAACCCCTTTTGAATCATTGGTTCTTTGTCTTCACATGATGTTACTGTAAACAATACTATAAGCCCTATAATAAATATCACGACACACTTATACATATCATAATTTTTTGCAGTTTTAAATTTATAATAGTGCTTTCTCATATTATTTGATAATAGCTAAAATATCTTCTTCAGAAACAAGAACACGTTGTGCACCATCAATTTTTACTAATGCAGTTTTAGACCAGTTTAAAAATACATTGTCACCAACCGCTACATTTTTAACATCAGGCCCTACAGCAAGTACTGTACCAGATGAAGTATCTAATAGTGTAGTTGTTGTTTCGATAATAATACCACTAGCAGTTTCTTTCTTTCTTTCATTTTCTGCTACTAATAACTTATCTTTCATTGGTATTACTTCCATATTATTTTCCTTGTAATTTTTCAATCATTTCTTTAATAATTAATTTTTGTTTTTTCATTTTAGATAATTCAACATCATCTATAAAGTTGCTGTGTCCTGCTTTAATTTTATGATCTAGTTCTATGTGTTTCATTTTAAGTATTTCTAAATCTTGCCATTTTTCTTTTGACATAGTATATCTCCTAAAAGTTAAATGTTAACCCCATTCCTACTGCATCATATGGTCCATCACCTCGCTTTATTCGGTATCGAGTATCTAGTGTAATATCATCTGCAATTTTATATCCTAGTTTAACTGCATATGTAGTATCATTCTGTTGATAGCTAGTATTATAGCTGTCACGAAAACGTACGCTAGTCCCGATTGACCAATCCGAATTAATTTTGTATTTAATACCTGGAGTTGTAACCCAATAGCCGAAGTTATTATTATTAACGTATTTCTCACCTGAACCTAGATAAAGACTGGTTGACCAATCTGAGTTGAGTTTGTGCTTTAATTTGATTCCAGCTTCTAGACGTGTATCATTGTTATTACTTTTTTCATTCTGATCTTTTAGCCGAGTTGATACTGATACATCTAACCAATCATATACATTTTTACCAAACTTCATGCCATATGTCATAGCATCAGTTCCGCCTTTAGCATCTTGGCTTTCAAAACGTATACCGTAAAAGTAACCTTGTTTCTCAGCTGATACGGATGTTGAAAGTGTTAGTATTGCAATTGCTATTATTTTTTTCATATATTATCACTTAATAAATTTAAATTTTACTTCAGGATGGGCTCCTTGCATAACAACCCATCGCTTTCTCCATTTTGCCGCAGCAGTTTCTTGATCATCATTAGATGTATTAACATACTGATGGGTATAACTTTCAGTAGTTGATGTACCAAATTTAGTATCACAACCATATATATCAATTTCAGTATATCCTAATCCAATTAATACTTTTGCTGCTATATGTGCACTTGATTCACCAAGATGATTTTTTTCAATAATCTTGAGTAAACACCCATCAAATAAATGGCGTTTATTAATTTCATCAGTATATCTCCATGCATTTGCTGAAGCATACATTTTAGTAATCTTTTCTGGATGTTTACTTAAATGCATGATAACTTCGATATCTACAACAATAGTAGCGTCAACTTTAGTCCATGGAATATTACAACCAAGGACATAATCATATTGCCATGGATTTGTATATGATACTCTAGACGGTCCATTACCTAATACTGCTGCCTTCATAATTTAATTATACCATAATATGATATTAAAGTACACTTAATTACGCAATCAATCCAGTTTTATACACAGTTCTACCATTTTCTTTCATTGCCGTTAATACTTGTTTACGGTTATCACCATTTGCTTTGTATGATACATGCACCCAACCAGAATCAGGAATACCTGGAGTATAAAATTCTAATATCACTTGATCAAATTCTGTATGGTCTACAATCCATTGTGCTACTTCAGCATTAGGAACACCTGGTACTTCAATGTCTACTGCTTCACCTCTACAATGTTGACTATTACTCGAACCACCAACTGCTTCATTTAGTGCTGGTCCTCTGTATCCTGAGTTAATGACTGTTGGACCAAATCGATCTCTAATAGGTTGTACTACATTCTCAAA